ACCATGGATGCCTTTTGGAGTGGACAATTAAAAAGCAAAGAATGGTTGATTGAAACATTGTCCGTGCACTGCTCTATTAAATCCGGCCCTTATGATATTGACATATACGGCGGCTGGGTCGGTGTGCTAGCCAGTATGATATTTCAAAGTACGATACCTGTTTGGAAGATTCGTAGCATAGATATTGATCACACCTGCGAAGCAATCGCAACCATGATGAACAAGAGCGAGGAAATACAAGGAAGGTTTACTGCCGTTACCGCAGACATGTGTGATAGTTTGAGTGAAGCAAGTATAATTATTAATACAAGTTGTGAACACCTCACACAAGAACAATATAACAAATGGTTGTCAAAAATGCCTTTAGACAGTATTCTAGTTCTACAAAGCAATAACTATGATATACCTGAACACGCAAGAACAGCCGATAGCTTAGAGCAGTTTAAACAGCAAAGCAATATAGACATAGTGTGGGCCGGCGAATTAGAATTGCCTTTATACACACGATGGATGGTAGTAGGGCGTAAGCATGTTTAAGTTTAGTGAACTTCGCGAGATTCATTTAGAAATCACCAACAACTGTCAGGCCAGTTGTCCCATGTGCCAGCGCAATCGTAATGGAGGTTTAGAAAATCCATTGCTTAGATTAAATGACTGGAGCTTAGAAGACTACAAAACTATCATGACACATGAAGTATTAACACAAGTTGATGGGTTTTTCTTCTGTGGTAATTTTGGCGATCCAATATTGAATAAAGACCTGATAGACATGTGCAGTTATTCTACGCAGGTTAATCCTGATCTCAATATTCGTATACACACTAATGGCAGTGCTAGGATTCCTGATTGGTGGCGACAGTTAGCCACAGCATTACCCAAAGTTCATAATGTGGTATTTGCGTTGGATGGTCTAGCAGACACCCATAGCATATACAGAATAGGTACTGACTATAATAAAATATTAAAAAATGCTCAAGCATTTATAGATGCTGGCGGAACTGCTGAATGGTGTTTTATAAAATTTAAACATAACCAGCACCAAGTAGAGCAAGCTAGAGCACTAAGCAAAGAATTAGGATTTCAAAACTTTGTTATGAAAAACAGTTCACGTTTTCTGTTAGAGCCCAAAGTAGATGTGTTGGATAAAGACGGACAGGTAACGCATATAATAGAGCCTGCTACAGATACTCCGTTAAAATTTATTGATAAAAAAATACTGGACTCCTATAAACAGATAGTGGCTGAGTCAGTTATAGATTGCCAATCATTCAATCAACGTGAAATTTATATCGACGCTTTTAAAAATGTATTTCCCTGTTGCTGGATAGCCAGTACACCCTATGCGTATATAGACAAGAACGATGCGTCTACATTAAGGTATAAAATACTGGATGAGTACAATACACTTATAGAAGCCTTTGGCGGCATTGATAAATTAAATGCTACTGAACATACCATTAGAGACATAATAGATTCCAATGGGTATCAAACAATATGGGGCAAATTCTGGGAAGAGAAAATACTAATGACCTGTGCCAGAATGTGTGGTCGTACACCCAATTTTGAATTTGCCAAAAGCCGAGATCAAATTGTCAATGAGTAATACTATCTGTCCGCTTCCTTGGATTCACTTGGCCACACGACCCAATGGTGATGTGCGTGTGTGCTGTACAGCCAATGCTAGCGGAGCAGATCATGTTGATGCTAAAGAAGCAGGACTGGTCACACAAAATGGCACCATCATGAATTTGCGGGATCATACAGTAGCAGAAGTATGGAACAGCGATTACATGAAAACCATACGATTAAAAATGCTGGCTGGCGAAGTTCCCACAAGCTGTACCAAATGTTATCAAGAAGAATCCAAAGGCATTATCAGTAAGCGCCAATGGGAAACTGAAGTTTGGAAAGAAAGACTGGACATTGATTCCATAATTAACACAACTGCCCAAGACGGCAGTTTGCCTGTTAGTATTCCTTACTTTGATTTAAGATTGGGAAACCTCTGTCAGTTGAAATGTATCATGTGTAGTCCACATGATAGTAGTAGTTGGATCAAGGATTGGAAGCTACAGTATCCCAAGTATACAACTATAGAGTTAAAACAAGATCAGCATTGGGACGACCGTAATAGAGATTACACATGGTATCAAAAAGGCAGTTTTCTTGATACCATGAAGGATCAAGCACACTATATTAAAGAGCTTTACTTTGCCGGAGGCGAGCCATTGCTGATACCCGAGCATTATGCTATTCTAGAATTTATGGTTGAAACTGGATCAGCAACAAATTGTGTGTTACGTTATAACAGTAATGGACTGGAACTTCCAGAAAGGTTGTTTGAACTATGGGCGCATTTTAAGCAAGTTAAATTTAATTTTAGTATCGATGCGTTGAGAGAACGCAACGACTATATTAGATATCCCAGCAAATGGGAGGATGTGGTTGCTAGCTTAGAAAGACTGGATGACACACCTAGCAACATTATTGTAAACATAGCCTGTGCTGTACAGTTATTAAATGTAATGAACATTCCAGAACTTATACACTGGAAGGAAAGTAAGAATTTCAAAAAGATTAACTTGCCTCCTTATGGTGCTGGACTAGTGGGCACACACTTAGTCTACTTGCCCAGTTATTTAAATGTGCGTGTGTTACCACAACATCTAAAAGACACAGTATCAAAGAGTATAGAATATTTCTGTTCTCGTAAATCAAACAACATTGAATTTATTAATAATCCTTATGGATTGAAACGGTGGCAAGGCCTAGTTCAATATATGAATTCGGAAGACTGGAGCAACAAGCTACCCATGTTGGCAGACTATCTAACAGTTACTGATCAGCAACGTGGCACAGACTTTAGGAAGACGTTTCCTGAGTTATCGGATTTGTTTTAGACAGCGGGATATCTGCCGCGCAGGTACAGAAATTACGGTCACAAGTTACGGGTTCGCTAGGGACAACGAAGTTGCCTTCATATATGTTGCCAAGACTACCACCGACTCTACAAGTCGCTCTGTGTACATCCCCGTCCCAATTTATCATTAGGCTTTCTATACCTGCGTTACAAATCCAATCTTTATATTGATTTAATTTTAATTTAATAATATCGTTGGCGTGCCTTTGTTCTAAAGGTTTATCACGATAAAATATTATAGTGTTAGGTTTTACAGTTGCTTCAGAATCTTTGACCCATTCCAGATGAAATGGTGTATACCTCATATCATCAAACAAATCATGATCGCCCTTGGTCCAACGAATACGTCTCACAGTACTGGGAATATTATATGATAACATCATGGACCTGGTCTGTAGTGCTTGATCCATATAGTCCTGGTGTGCCATGATTTGTGCTATTATTTTAAAATCTGTATTGGAAAGTTTTTGTATAGTATTCACAACTCGCAACCAATCATATTCAAAGTGTATACTGATCACATACTGATCAACGGGTAGACTAGCATAAAATTCATATGGGCGAGTACCGTTAGTGGTTACACTGATCCAATGAATATTTTTATGTCGCGCATATTTTATAAGTTCATCAAACTTGGGATGTACACAAGGCTCGCCGCCTGTGAAACTCAAACGTATAGGTTTGTTCAGTGCCGCCAATTGATCAACAGTGCGTTTAAGTATTTCTATATCTGTATGGGCACTTGTGTTGTCGTGTATCTCGCTGGGGCAATAACTACAGTCGTAATTACAACGCTTACCCAAGTTCCATTCTATCTTAATAGCATTGGAATGGTCCCAACGACTAACAACTTTATACATAGTCGTTAAACTCCGGAGTTACATCAAAGAAACTTTGTTTGCGTGTAGCATCTAATCTACGATTAAATTCTATACAATCTGTCCACTTGTTGCTTTGATCCTGTGCCCACATATAATTAATAACACCGTCTATTTGTTTTAGTGTAAGATCCAACAGCATGGGATGTTGCTTTACCAAAGCATAATCTTCTATATACATTTTAGCAAAGTTCAAATTAATAGTGGCTTGTTCTTTAAGATGTTCTGGTAATACCTGTGATGATAATACATTAGGATAGTTTACCATGTTTGTATAAAATACAATACCCAGTTCATCTAGAAAGTATTTGATCATTTTATCCAGTATCATTATGTTACTAACTTGTACAGCAACAGCGCCTACTATACGACTTACATTGGGAATTTTCTGTATTTCTTTTATATTAGCAATTAGTTCATTCCAATTGGCATTGCCACGAATATACTCGTAACTATCTTCTAATCCATCTATGCTTACATTAACTGCTACACTTTTA